AATATACGGCGACGTTCAATAATAGAACGCCCAAGATAATCGCGTTTTTGATTTTCATAATCTTGTTTATTTTTTATAATTAAATTTTCGTAGTAAGCCTGCAACGTGTCGAAAGCCTGTATTTTTTGATCTTTTTTAATTAAAATTATGCTGTCTGTTGACACTTTTAACTTTAAAGAATCGTTTACTTTAGCCCTTTCTTTTATTTCTTGTCTTAACTCGCGATTCTGCTTTTTTAACGGGCTAATAGCGAATATCTGAACAAAAGTAATAAAACCCCAAACCAGCACAACAGCTATAAGGGGCAATTTATACTTTTTTAAAAAAATTACGATTGAATTCATTTGTTTAGTTTTTTGATTCCTTCAAAAATAGCTTTTGCGGTGTCGTTTTGTCCTTTTTCAGACATTAAAAGTTCGTAGTCGTCTTTGTTTGTCATAAACCAGTTTTCAATCAATACAGCGCGACAATTCGCTTTTTTGATAACAAAAAAATCAACTTCTTTATCATTGTCGCCGTCGCCCGTGTCTGTTCTGAAATTAGCTTTTGGAAAAGCCGTTTTAAATTCCTGAAAAATAGTTTCAGCAACGATGTCAGACCCGTTTTGCCCTACTGTTGTAAAAATTTCGAAACCGCTGGCACTTTCATTATCTGAAGCGTTCGAATGAATACTGATTAAGATAGTGGTTTTCGGGTCAAGTTTATTGACGCGTCTTACACGTTCGCCAAGTGAAATATCAATAGCTTCAGGCACTAAATTTATCGCCGAAATTCCTGCTTTTTTGCACATTTCAAGCACCTTTTTAGCGATCGCCCTATTTGTTACGCCTTCGTATAAAATTCCCTTCCCGAAGTCCTTCGAACGTTTTCCGGCTGTTTGAGGTTCACCGTTTATTACGCCACCATGACCGTTATCAATTGCAAATATTAAATTACTCATAATTCACCGTATTTAAGTTTATATTTATTAATCGTTTTTTCCTGCTCATTAACAACCTTTCGAAGATAGTTATTGCCTTCAATAAGTTGGTCAACTTGCGATTTCATATCTAACAAAAGACTTTTTTCAACTTCCCTAGTCGTTTTCAAGTTCTCTAATTCTGTTGTTTTTTCATTTTGTCTTTGTAATTTTTGACCACCGAACCAAGCGCCAAGCGTGCCAATCATACCGCATATTATTTCCCAGTTGTTCGAAATAAATTTTATCATAACCCTATATATTGAATCCAAATTGCAAAATAATGTACTGGTTCTATGTCGAAAGGCGTCGCCGTTAATCCTGTACCGTTGTCGGTGTTGTGCGCTGGTATCGTGTAAGCTTTATTAGAACCTACGCCGTCCGCGTCCGTAGTTCTTAAATAATCGTCGCCACCGTCAGAGTTAGCGCCCCCAGTTCCGAACCTTCTAGTAACACTTTGCGAAGCTACACTGTGCGTGTGTGCTGGTAAGTTTCCAGCTACCAAAGTCGCTGTTTTTGAACCGCCCCCAGTATTGACAGCCCCTTCAGACCCAGCCATTTTGATAAATTTATTTCTTAGGTCGTGCGGTTCGGCTGTACCGAAAGGCGTTACAATGGTGTCGCCTGTACCGTCCATTACCCTGTAACCCGCTGGAATATTGATAGCATCGAACCAAAGAATCGCAGACCCGACTGGCTGTAAGTATCTAAAATTTGAAACCTTGGTCAAATCGGCAAAAGGGAAGCTATAAACAAGAACTTCGTCAGGCGCTAAAGCGACTACGTTTGTAGTGGCAAATCTTGAAACGTAAGCGTCTTTTAAATCGAGATCGCCGTCGCCGTCAATATCTTCGTTATAAGGTACTTTTATTGTTTTGTCAATTACTCTTACAGTCGCGCCAGTTGGCGAAGATTTAAAGTAAACAGGCTCACCGTTTCGCACAAACCAGCCTTCGCTTACAGTTCCGCCACTGGTGGCGATACCTTCTAAAATAACGTTATCTCCTGCCAAATTACTCAAAGCTTTTAACGGCTTTGTGTAGGCGTCCTGCAAAAATGCAATTGTTTCGATTGTTGCAGGAAAACCACCCGCGAAAAGTTTAATTAAATCCATTTTATTATATATCTTTTAGATGCTAGTTTATAATAATTTACAAGTGCTTTTATGCGATTTTCAAAGTTAAGTAAATCAAACGGATTTACGGGCTTAATCGCTATAGGAAAATTAACAATGAATTCATAGTTCGTATTTTCAAAAGAAGAAAAGTCATATAAATATTGAGTTCCTAAGTAAACAGGCTTATTTTCAGGTATCGAATACAGATATAGCGGGTCGTTTTGAACACTGTCAGTTATATAAATTCGTCGAAGTTCTTGGTCAAAAGCATCATTTAACACTTTTTCCAAAATCATAACTTGCCCGTTATGCACGATCTTATATATTGAATTAGTCCTGAATTTTTTAAACTCATCATTAAGTACTTTTATCGGTTCAATAAAACAATAAATGTACTCAACAAAAGCACGCTTACGCCAAAAAATAGGCGTAAGCAATACAGAAAGTTTCCTGAAATCTACGTTTAGAATCTTGTTATAGTCCACGTGCTACAAAATTAAAAATTGATTGCGATTCGTCTAGCTTCATGTAACCAGCGTCGGCAATATAAAATTCGTTTATTTCTGCGTAAGGCATAGAACCAAATCTTGCCTTTGAATACTCTTTTACTGGCTCTTTTACACCTTCAACAGCCTGCAAAGCGTCTGTTAATTTTGTGTTTATAAATTCGCCGTTAAATTCAAGGTCACGAAGATATGCTTTAACCGCGTCTTGTACTGGCGTGTTGTCTGTACCGTCTAATCTTGCGCCGTAAGCGTCTAAAATTAACGGGTCGTAATAAATTGTATATCCTGTTGCGTAGTCATCGGCAACCCTAGAAATCATTATTAAACGAGTTCCAGCGTACTTCACTGCTTCGGCGTATTCAGTAAAGGCGTTAAATTGTGTTAATGACAGCGGTGCAAGTTCGCCGTCAATTTCTGTCGCTACTTTGATTTTTAAGCGTCCGTTGAATTCTTCGACAGCTGATTGTTTAATGATTTTACTGGCTAAAACGTCGGCTTGCACTTCGTTAGTATTGTCATAAACACCCATAGGCGTAAGTTCATAACCAAGCTGAAATTCAAGCATTTTTGTATTATACCAGTCAGCCGTTCCGATTTGGTTTAGCGCAATAGTTTCTTCAACTTCAGCCCTGAAGGTGTCGAAAATCTTTTCTAGCCCCCAAATTGAAAAAGCACAAATATAAACCCATAAGCGCCAAATAGAAACCTTTGAAGTGCTGGTTAAATTTGGAAGCGTGTTTTGCTCGCTCGCCGTCAGAACTTCTAAAGCTGACAGCGAGGGTGTTAAATTCTTTTGCTGAAGAATTATTTCTTGTATTTCGTTGATCGTTCTTGCCATTTTACAAATATATAAATTATGTTAATCTTTTTCTTAAATAACCAGTCGAAGTTTCGATATAAAATTGACCTATTTGGATAATTCCGCCAGCTGAAGCCCCTGCGTCGTCTGCATAAGAAAGCAAATTGTCGCTTGCGATACCGTAAGGCGTTATATAACTATTTTTAAGCCCAATATTATTAACAAAATATGCTTTTATATCGGTTTCAGAAATATTCGGAAAAGTTATGTTTGTGGTCGTCGGGTCAACAACTCCGTTAACTTTAACGTAACAGTTTACGACTTGCAAAGACTTGTTATTTGTGAAGTTTGCTGGCGCAAAGTCGCAAATTTTTGAACCAGTGGCAACTTGCAAGTTTAAATCAATATAAAATCTATTAGAAAAAAGAGTTGCAGTACCTTTTTTGAATAGCGTTCCTGAAGCGCCGAAACCTATAATATTCGAATTCGTCAATTTGAAACCGCTCCAGTTGCCTTCAAAAATAAGACCATCGCTACATGAATAAAACCCGCAAGTCGTTCCTGTGAATTGTCTATAACCCGTAAATTTACCTAGCGAAGCGCAACTTTGAAAGTTAATGTCGTTTAGTTCTATAGCGTGCGAACCGTCTGAATCTGTAACATCAAAAACAGACCCAGCACCCGAATTATATTGCAAATCTTTACTTACAAAATTTCCACTATTACCGACAGGACTTGTAAAAATACTCTGACCAGCTACGTTTTTGTTAATTTGAGATACGTCAAAACCATAACCGACAATAGTCAAACCGCCAGCTGGAACCTCAATATATTCACCAGTTAATAAAGTTATTACTCCGTCAATGATGTATGTGGTTTGAGAACTTAAAACCCTTCCAATTAGATCGACTTTACTTCTTATTACCTGCTCCCTTTTTTTGTCTTTAAATGACATTAAATCAAAAGTAACAGGCGAATTAACGATATTACTTACACTATTCACGTTCGATTCGAAACCTCCCAAATTTATAGAAGAAACGTTTGTGTTATTGTCTAAGCTTAAAAGCGTTCCAGCTACGTCTTGCCTTAATGTGGTTTTTTCAAAATTATAAGTACAAGCGCCGTCTTTACCTGTGTTTCTAAATAAATAACTGATTCCAGTAGATTTAATGTAACAATTAATAAAATTTAAAGTTACATAACCGCCCAAAATAGTCATTGCGCCTGTGAGGTTAAGTATAGTTAAGTTTATGAAGTTAAGCACTAAGGGTCTGCTAACATAACTTTGTGCGGTTCCTCCAAACGATGTACTTAATATAGTTCCGCTAAAATATTTAGTACCAATATTTTGATCAAAATATATTCCGCCACTTATAACCGAATTCATAAAATTAAATCTAGTAACCCTATCATGCGAATATGAAAAATATAAAGAACCAGTAACGTTTCCAATATTCCATGTTTCTCCATCAGCAAATATTAAGACATTTGCGTTCATTGTTAACTGTCTAACCGTTATAGTACTGCCATAAATACCGCCAGCCGTAGCGCCAGCCAAAATTGTTAAAACGTCTAAATCAACAGCCCCTCGTAAAAAACCAGTAGCATTTTGCGATAACGGGGCTTTTAAGCTTAATTTTTTCAAAAAAGTTAAATACAATGAAGTACCATAAAACACCGAGGTCGTGCTATTCCAGTAAATTTCATTTACAATTATATCGAAATAACCGTCTGTTGTCGCTATTTGAAAACCACTACCACCTCTATTATTATATAGTCTTCCATTTCTTAAATTGAACGAAAAGGTATAATTTGCAACTCCGTTATAAATGGAAAATAAATAAGGATTTGCATTTGCTGTAAAATCCAAAGTACAGGCAAAATCTGAAAATATTTCAAAGTTTATTAAAGGATAAGCGCCATTTATTGCATAAGTTGCATTATCCAATATTACAACCCTAACGAATTTGGTTGGGTTTTCTCCAGTCCATTGCTGAAAAACTTTGTCTACTGTTTTGTAAGGCTTGTCGGCGTTTTGAAATTCGGCTGTAGCGTCGTTTCCGTTGGTCGAATGTACATAAGCGGTATTAACCGTTAAAGGAGAAACTATTATTTCTTTTGTAGCTGGGTTAAATATACCACCTCTAAACCTGAAATAATTGTCTACTTTAAATTGTTCTATTCCTTGCGAATTTTGAACGCTTATCAATTTATCGACTGGAACTGGTGTGTTTACAACCGTACCAAAAACATTGATAAAAGAAACTTCAACGCCTACAATTCCTATCGGAATACTAGGACGCTCCGCCACTGTAAGGCTTTCAGTTCCCACAATTTTAACCAGCGTGTTATCTGATTTGAAGTAAATTAAATCAACTCTTTTGTGGTCGGCTGTACTGGCGACGTCGATAGTTGTTACAAGTTGCGCGGGGTTCGTTCTTGTTGTTCCATTAATTAAAGCGCTGTACTGTGTGGCTGGATATGTGAATGTATTGACAGAACGTGTCGGAGCAACCGAAGACAGTAGCGCGTTCGGCTGAATAATTTCTTCCCAAGACAGATTTCTTCGTCCGTATTTTTTGCCGTCGCTTGGCGCTTCTCCGACAACACCAGCGTCAAGAACGCCCTTATATATCGACGTAAAATTTTCGTCGCTTAATTGCTTTGTGCCTTCTTTTGGAACGTAGTTGTTTTCAAGGTTGTACAGCCTGTTATTAATTACGGTTAACGCGCTGGTAAGCCCGTTAATATCTGAAATTTCTCTAGTTTGTAAGTCGTTAAGAACTGACTGAAGCCCGTTAACGTCTGAAATTTCAATGATAGCCAAGGCGTCAAGCGCTTCCTGAAGCCCTTCAACGTCTGAAATTTGAATATTTTCAAGCCCTGCAAGAATTTCAGTTAATCCTGTAATATTTTCAATAGCAATTGTGCCATCTACATGAAAAAAACTGTCTAACGTGTCCCAAAATTGTTGTTGTGTTGGTATGTCGCCTGTTTCGAAATACGTCCTTAATACGCTTATATCTTTTTTAGCCATTACTAATTATTTTAAATTACTATAAAATCGTGTTCAACTATCATAACCCCAATACCAACAGGGTCGTCGTTTTCGATCAAAGGATAGCCCGTGGCTAAATCGATCGATTTTTCTGCAAAATAATCGGAAACCAAAACTATTTTATCTACGCTTTCAGGTATTTCGACGAAATCGTTAACAATTAAGTCGTCGCTTATAGAAACGTCGTTCGCTAGACAGAAATCAAAAGAGGCTTCGGCTGTACCCAAATATTGTGTAACAGCATCTAAAACGCTTTGATTTTCCAGTATTCTTTTAGTTGCCATTATTTCAGTCTTTTTGCGTTAATATCAATTTTGCCGTCGCTTATTTGCACAAGCTGAACACTGAAATTGTCAAGCATTAACTGGCGACGAATATTTTGCTTTAATTCCTGAATGGATTTTGACCCGTTTATTTCATTGACAATACCAAGACCAATCAAAGGCGTTTCGAAGAAATAACCCCTGTTTGCTTTAAGTATGTTTTCAATATGAACTTCGTCGCTGTCAAATAAAGAAAAGTCGCCGTTAACGATAACAATATCGTTTTCAAATTTAATATCTTTTGTAATAATATCCGCCATTTTATTGTGTTATTTCAGGGTTTGAAATTTCTTCTTGGGTTGTCGGTACTATTTGCGACGTGTGCCAAGTGTTAAGCTTTGTTTTTAAAGCCGTTCCGCCGTCGTTAGCGACTGGCGTCCAACTGTTGAACGTACTTTTTAAGCTATTAATATCGTTTTCCAGTACGTTTAATTTATTTTTCAACGATTCTCCCGTAGGAAGCCCGCCTTTTGCTCCGCCGTTCATTGTAATAGCCCCGTTTAAAGCTACAGCACCATTAACAGTGAAAGCGCCCGTAACATTTACAGCCGTACCAATAAGATCAATTAAAGGCGCTGAAAGCTTTATCGTTGCGCCCTGAACTTCAAAATTAGTGCTTACGACCTTGACCGTATCACTATTTATTTGAGTATCTGAAGCGTTTATTTTTACGTTATCGCTTGAAATTTCAGTGTTTGTGGCTATAACGTCAATATTTTCAACAGACATGTTCATATTAGAAGCATCGATAAAAAGCGAAAAATCACCGATATTCAGTTGAATTTTTTCTATAATTGAAAATAATGACACGTAAGCCATTTCTTTTGACACAAACGTAATAATCACTTCACTATCTAAAGCAGGGAAGCAAACAAGCCCCAAACCGCCCGAAACCACTGTCTGAAGTCTAACGTCGAAAACGTCAGCCGAACCGTTGTTCGGTTTTACTAAAATAACGCGTTCTTCTTCGTTTATTTCCGAAACTGTACCGATGACAGAATAAATTTCTTCTTTATTTTGCCCCAGTTGTTTAATTAAATCAGATATTTCAGCCATTACTTACAGATATTTTAGCGCCTAGCGTGATTGTTTGAAAATAACCACCTACACCGAAATACGGATTTACAGCTTCAGCGTAATAAATACCGTTTCTTTCAGGGTGTTTCGGGTCAATTATTTCTATTTCGTCGCCGTGCTTAACGATAGGTTCAATAAATGTGTCAAATGTACCAAAAAAACCTTCATATTTTAGCTTTTTTATTTCCCTGTCGCCTATATTTTTTAACTCGGCTTTATCTGATATATTGTAAACAAAAATTGAGCGCTGTTCGCCTTCATAATCGCCAGTTTCTACTTCTATTTTTTTGTTAGTCGCTAACATAGAAATAACCTTCACTTTTATTTTAACGTCGTCTTCTTTTTTATATTCCAGCTGATCGCCGTCAAGAATGTTTTTTTGAAATTCAAATGTGTGTTTTTTGCCGTCAGCGTTATATGCTAAACCGCAATAAAGCGTTTGATTTCTGAAGAAAGACGTCAGCGAATAAGTTTTTTTTAGCTCGTCAAGAACCTGAATAATATTTACATTTGTAAGCCTGAAAGCTGGAAAATTAGCGCCAATTGTTTTGATTTTGACTTTCTGAAGTCCAGCTTTGATTTCAGGCGAAGCTTTTTTTATCGATTCTTCAAGGCACTTCGTTAAAAGGTCTTCAAGCGATATATTTTTAAATGAAATAGTTAAGTTTGTTTGCTTTAAAATCCAGCTGGGGTCTTCGAATTCCATTTCTGTAACATCTTTCGGTGTTATCTTAGTTAAATAACCTTCGAAAATTTGTTCAATGTTTGGATAGTAACCCACTGAAATAGTAGTAAAATCACCTTTATTGAAAAGGTTATTTTGACCTATAAAAATAGTCTTGCCGTCTTTTTTTACTTTGCTGGGTAAAACCAGCCTTGCGGTGTCCGTGAATTTCTTCCAGCTTGAAGAAACTTCGCCGTCAGTAATGTACGAAAAACTTTCTTTTCCTATTTGTATTTTAATCCAAGGTCTAAGCATAATTATTTTAATTCAATAGGTGTGTCAGAATACATTTGCATTTGAAAAAATATTTCGCCCCTTGAACCTTCTTTTTGCGCGAAGCTTGGGGCGACAATGACCACGGTCGTAATATCAAAAAAGTCTAAGAATTCAGAAACAACTTCAATTTCACGTGGTACAGAACAGATCGCTTTTAATTTTCTAATTTCTTCTTCAGGCGCGCCGACCACGGTCGAAACCGAAAAGCCGTTGTTTTCAGCGCTTGAACGCCCTGTTATAATACCAGTACAGTTAATTACAAAATCACCGTCCGAAATAAACTGTTTGATTGTTCCGTTTCGCCCTGAAATTTGAGTTCTAACGACGTTTTTTTCTAAAGATACGTCAAACATTAAAGTATCTATTCTTACACCCTCATATTGAACAGGGTTACCGTCAAGGTCTACATATTCACCAGCTGGAATTTCTAAATTTGAATAAATCGGAGTTCCAAAGATAGAAGTTTTGTCAAACTGTTCTTCTTCAGGCTCGGCGTTCCCAAATTGCGAAGCCTTAAATTCAGAAAAAGCAACAGCCTGACCGCTTAATAAAAGCGCTGTATTAAAGTTAAATGTAGCCATTATTCAGAAATTATTTGCATATCGTTAACCGCTGTTAAAAGTAGTTTTGTAATTTCTTCTTTTAATTTCGCGCTACCTTCCTGCATATTAGTCGTATTTATGTTTAGTGATTCCACCAGTTTACCGATATTAATATAAAAGTTTTTTGGGGCTGTTGACCTTACTTCAGCAATTCCAGCGCCAAGACCTTTGTCTTTTGCCGTAGCACCGCCTAAAGCTGGAATTGTAGGCGCGCCCGCTTTTTTGTCTTTGCTTGCAAGCTTGTCTTTTTTGGCTTTATCCATTGTTTCGCTGTAAGCTTTATCAAAAGCGTCGCCAGTACCTTTTGTAACTTCGTCAAAAACTTGCGAAGCCAAACCAGTAACAGGATTAGTTTTTAACAAATTACCGCCTAAATTTTTCAATATTTTAGGAATGTCGGCAAGGTTTCCATCGCCAAAAATAGCGTTGAACAAATCACCTACACCGCTAAAAACGTTTTTAATTGCAAGTGGTATTTGTGTAAAAGACTGAATGACCATTTCGGGAATTCTCGAAAAAGTTCCCATTATGTTAGCGCCGACTTGTTTCAGTACCGCCCAAGTTCCGTTTACTATAGCCCTGAAGGTGTCAAATTTTTGATATGCAACGACTAAACCAGCAATTAAAGCGCCGATTGCTACAACCACAATACCGACAGGGTTAGCGCTCATTGCGGTATTCAGCGCCCACTGGTACGCTGTCATAATTTGCGTTTGTACCGCCAGCGCTGTCATAACTATTTTGTAAGTTAAAAAACCACCAGCCAAGACAGCCACGGCAACCGCAAAAGTATTCGCGCCAGTCGTTCCACTGGTTACCCAGTCAGCAAATTGCGAAGCCCACGCCACCGCTTCCATTAAGCCTTCAACAACGCTGGAAATAACGGGTTTTAATTTAGTTCCTAATTTTAAATATAAAGCCGTAACTGTATCGCTTAAATTAGACAGTTTCCCGCCCGTTGTTTCGGCGATTCCAGCCATTGAACCCTGAACGCCCTGAAGATCGCCAAGACTTAAAATATAGTCTTTAACGGCTTCGTCGGTCATTTTCATAGTTTTAGTTTGACCTTTAAAAGTAAAGCTAACCTGATCGCCTGCTTTGCTGGCGCGAATTCCGAATTCTTTTAATCGTTCAAATTCGCCAACTTGCGCGTCAATTAAAGCTTCAGCCAGTTGTGTCATGTCTTTACCCTTTGAACTGGCTAGATCGCCGAGTTTTGTCATTTCATTCATTGTAGGAACAAAACCTTGATTCGCCAGCCTAACGAAAGAATCAGTTAAGCCGTCAACTTCAAACGGTGTTTTTTGTGCAAATTCAGTGATTTGCGCCATTGCCTGTTGTGCTGACGAATTGCTTCCCAAAGTAGTAGTTAAGACAGCTTCAAACTTTTCAAATTTAGCTAAAGTGTCTACAACGCTGTTACCTAAAGCAAACAAAGAAACACCCGCTATAATTCCGCTTAAATTACCGACAGCGCCACCGATAGCGTTAACTTTTCCTTTTGCGTTGTCGGCATCCTGCCCGACCTGAACCAGTCCGTTGTGAACTCCTAGGTCTTTAAGTTTTATTACGTATGTTTCTTCATTATTTGCCATATCCTAGAAAGGGTTTTTTCGAATACTTTCGAATTTTAATGCGTATTTCAATTCATTCCAGCGCTTCGCGAATTGTTCGTTGGTCAATTTGTCAGGGTCTTCTTTAAAATAAAACCTCAGCAAAGCGTTCATTTTTCTAAGTTCAAAAACGCTATCGTCGTTTTCTTGCTTAATTGCAAATTGACCTATAGCTTTTTTAAACTAGATTCGGCTTTATTTATTCTGTAATAAACCGCCAAACAAACAGGTATTAACAATTCGTGATTTGTTTTTATTTCTTCGTCGCCTTCCAGCCAGCACGCGTTTAATATCAATTTTCCAGCCGTCAAAGGCATAGAATTACCAGCGTTTGGCGTAAGTAATCCAAGTGCGTCTTCTAGGGTGTCGCGCGGGATTTCTTCGCTTAATTTACAGCTATACGTTTTCCCTTTAAATTCAACTTCGATTCGGTCGTCGTCGGTGATTTTGTAAGCCAGCAAATCCAAGATTTTAACAGCTTCAAGACAGGCTTTAACAAACCAAGGCGAATCGGGTTTTGTGTTTTTGTATTTCGGCGAACCGTGTGAATACAGCGAGTTTAAAATAATTTCGCCAGCGCTGATTTTTTTCGGAAATTGTCTGAACGTGAAGCCAAGACTGGCTTCAGCTACAGGAAACGTCAAAGGCGCTAAAAATGCTTTAGCGCCTTCGACTTCAATTTCGTAACGTACTTCTTTGTTTTTCGTTGTCATTTTTATTGAATTTTTTTAAATATTCGCTAAAAATACAACTTTTTTTTTATCTGTAAAGGATATGCGAGGGAATTAAATCGAAAGTTCGTTTTATGTCCTTGTCGTCAACGCCAGCTTCAACACCGTCGCTAATGAATTCGCAATTTTTAATCACGTGTGTTACTACTTTTTGAGCGTTCAAAAAGTGAACTTCAATATCAAACGGCGGTAACTTTAAAAGCGACCCGTTTGGGGCAACGTCGCGCATCGCTTCGATGTCGTTCATAGAAATTTCAAACGAAGCT